CTTCAGAGAGGTACCAATTACCATCATTTCCTTCACTGAATTCGTAAGTTACGCCATCAATGTTCTTGCGGTAAGCAGGTAGGTTTCTTCCACTGTTCTTTTCCTGCGTTGGGGTCCAACCTCCACCAATTTCTGGCAGAGCGTCGTCAGAAGGTGTTTCTTCAGGTGCAGGAGTGCCTAATGTAGCCTGCTGCGCTTGAACAGCGTCGTCATAATCAGAGAACATCTCCCCTTGACCAGCAGTGTAGCCGTCAGTATCTTCTGGGTCGTAAGCCATGAATGTAACATCAGGTTCGCCATTGTTTGATTCTGAGAAAGTATCTTTATCCCAGTCAGATGGCGCTTGAGAGTCATCCCATGGTAGGCGGGCTACGGTCTTTAAGCCATGATCACCATAAATTTTTGGGAGGGTTGTGTCAAATGCATCAGCAGTTGTAGCGCCTTCTTCAATAGCAAGAGGAACCATTGCATGCGCGACACGCTTATCCTGAGTATTACCCTTAAATACAGAAACAAGGTCGTTGCCCTTAAGAGCAAATCCTGATTTTCCGTCAGGAGATAAGAACATACGCATATCTGCGTACTCTTCTGGGTTGTAAACAAATACCGAGGCACCGAACTCGTTGGCGTTTTTTGCATCAGTAATAGCCTGATGGAATATTGCAGCGTTTTCTGGGTTTGACTTTAGTTCGTGCATAGTCAATGGCGTAATGCCACCTTCTTGCATCAGTCTTGTTGCTTCAGCAGACGGCGCAAATGAATTAGCCGTCTCTATATCACCTACAGGTAAAGAGACATTTCCTTCTCCTGCTGAGGTGTAAAGCCGTACCGCTTCACCATCGCGATGTGCGCGGAGTCGGTAGACGGCTGCTCCTGAGATGTCTCCTGTGGCTGCGAGTTCGTCTGCTCTTGCGTTGAGTCTTGCGGCTCGTTCTGCATTTGGTTCTCCAAACTTTTCTGGCTCTGGCTGAGCCTCTGTAATAGTATCTAATGGTTTTTTGGTGCTGTCAAGTTCTTCAGTTTTAGTAGGAATAACTGCTTTTGGAGCCGTGGTTTCCTTACTAGCCATGTAGGCGTCTAAGTTAGGGCTACCGTCTAGCAAAGTGTCGTAAACGCGGGCTGCGTACTTTTTAGCGTCTGCACCAAGTTGTTCAAGTGCTAGGTATAGTGCTTCGGCTGGAACTGGTTCATCAAACTCGAACGGTAATTCGCCAAAACCTGTGGCAACACGGCTTCCTGGCTGAGGAAGAAGTGCTTTTCGAAGAGCGGCGCCGACAAGTCGAGCGCCGTCAGCACCTGGGAACATCTGAGCAATTTCAGTAGGATCATCAGTGTAGTCTTCGGAATCATTAAGGGGATTTGTTCCAGGCATATGCTGAACATTTGTTGAAAGTTGGTATGCGCCTTCTGGGTACTGGTACTCGAAGTCTCCTCCGCCTGCTGGTGGCTCGTCTCCACTTCCACCGTCGTCTCCACTGCCACCATCTCCACTGCCTCCGCCTGGAGTTTCAATTTCGTTTGGATCGAAGTTGTCGTCGTACATTTTTTCAATTTGTTCTGGAGTGAGACGAGCAATCGGTTCTCTACCCTCTGCACTGGAAAGATTTTCGTCATCGTCTTGGATCATCTTCTGTACGTCGGACCAAGAATCTGCAGTTCCTAGGTCTTCGCCCATACCACGACGAGAAACTAAAAATGAGCCGTCATCCTTTTTAACAACGTTGTAGGAATCATCTGTGTACTGAGTTCCTGGACCTGAGTAAACAGTGTCTTTTTCAAAGCCATGCGGGGCATCGAAATTTTTTAAATCTTTTTCACTGATTATTGGGTCTCCAGTGTTGTACTTAGCAGCAACACCTGAGTAACCACTCTCAGTTGGGTTAATAACAGCCTTAATAAACTCTAATTTGTTGGTAGGAACATCTACTAAACGGCCACCAGGAAGTTCCATACGAACTGTGTTGCCGTCTTGACTCATAGATACTGGACGACCAGTTAAACGCTGTGGCGTTCCTGTTCCGATCCATCTATTTTTTTCATCTCTATCAAAGCGCATGACAACAACGCTGGCACCGCCACCTTGGTATGCGAAGCGGCCTTTACGGTCACGACGCTGAAGCATTGCACGTGCGCGAAGTGCAATAGTAGAGTTTCCGTCTCCAAATGCAGCAACTAGTGCTTCAAGTGGGAAAGAGCCTGCAGGAAGTGCGTTAAGACGGGTTACTGCGTAGATGTATTCAACTGAGTTAGGTTCTGCAACAAAAGCAGCGGCTAGAAGAGGACTTGCTTCTTCAGAGATACGTGGGTCAGCAAGAGTCCAACGCAAGCGAGCCTTGATAAGTGCAGATGCTGTAAGAGCATGCAGGCGAGTTGAGGCTGGGTGGGAGATTGGAAGCAGGTCTGTGTGGTTGGTGTAAACGCTACTTACCTTGTTTGCCTGCATAAGAGCGATAAAAGCAGAGAGTTCGCGCATTGCGTGGAACTCTTGTACCTCTAGTGGAGAATTCTTATGAGCAGCAAAAGAACGTTTAACAACAGTGAGTGCAGCACCTGGTGTCACATGACGATGCTTAGATACCGAAAGGTTTGCTTCCTCAGCAATGTCTAAAAACTGCTGATTTAGTGATTCATTGTTGCTCACGAAGAGGCACCCTTCTCGGTGATGGGAAGTAGATCTGCGTCCAAACTTGCGTAACCCAATTCTGCCAGATTTTTAGCACGGCTATATGGGTCATCTCCTGCTTTTACTGCTCTAATCCACGCTGCTCGTAGCGCGAAGTGAGCATCGTAACTAAAATCAGATACTTCAGATAGAGTAGTTAGTGCATGTTCAGTTGAGTAGTAATCTTCTATCGAATCAAAAACGGTAGAAGTTAGTTCATCTTTATAAACTGCATAAGAAGTTTCTTCTTCGCGCTGCATCATGTACTCTTCCACAGCGTCTTTATTAACTTTTCCTTCTGGAATTACTGCAAAGCGACACTTGCCTTCAGGCTCAACTGGCAGAGAAATAATCTGGCAGACATCTCCGCCTTGGTAGAAGACGCAATTAGCGCAGGTAACTCCAATATTTTTTACTTCGTTTTCTGCAGCAGGACTGTATCCAGCCCAAACCCCAGTTTCATCTTCGTTGAACTTGCCGTGCTTTTGGACAACCTCGAGGATTGCTTCAGCAAGGTCGCGCTCTTCAGGAACAAGCGCTGCTCCAGAAACTAGAGCAGAGTTACTCTTCTTAGTGCTTCGTGGGTGGGATGCAGGAAGTAAATCATTGTCTTGTGTGTAGGCAGCGTTTGCAGGACGTCCAGACCTAAGAAGTTTTAAATATGCGTTAACTCTTGCCATAGCCCACTGATCACGAGTCTTACCTGGACGGTGGCTTGTTGAGAAAGCACCAGCACCGCGGCGGTAAACAGCCTTAAGCATTCCTAAAGTCGCGCGGCGTCCTTCAGAAGCCTTTTCGTTATGCTCTTTAACTTTATTTTTCAGCGCTGTTTCAGTTTTAGCCGAAAACTTAACTGCCTTAGATTTTCCAGAAGAGGCAGAGCCTTTAGGATTTGTTTTTGAACCCTTGATTCGATCCTTTTTAGGAGCAGGAGTCCTTGGGTCTGAGCCAGCAGCAACTACAGGCTCTTCTTCTGTAACGGGACCGCCAGCAACCCAAGCACGGCAGGTGCGAGCAGATGCGCACTTAAAGTCGAAGATCTCGCAGTAACCTAATTCGCCAGCCTCATCAATTGCATCGAATTCATCTGCGTCATCTGTTAAGCCTGTTTCGATGCAGTCCATCATGCTTGGAGTTTGAATGAACACAGCGCAGTTACCGCAGCGTTGCTTCTTGGCTTCTTCAGCAGAAACGTTCCACTCTTGACCTAGTTTTGACCAGTACTCTTCATTTGGCTCGCCAGGATTTAGCGGACCATACATTGCCTGATCGATAGCCTTTTTACGGTTATCTAAATTAATAACAATGTCTTGAGTTGCTGGAGGACACTGGGCCATTTAAGCACCTTCTTCTTGAACAGGTTCTGGAGTTGAAGTGCCTCCTAGGGCCTCAACTACGTTTGGTGGAAGCGGTCCAACGGATGCTTCTTGCTGAGCACCCTTAACCTTGTCCATCATCTCTGGGGCAATAGCGGCTAGAACTGCTTCAGTAAGTTCAGGAGTGATCGCACCCTTTTCGTAGATCATGCGGATTGCAAGTTCTTCTGGGGTTGGGGCATCTGCTCCAGAGAAACCGTGAGCATGACGCCAAGTTTCTAGAGAGATAGCGCCGCGGTCAAAGCCTGAGTCAGCATCTGCAGCGCGGTCATTGCGAGTTGAGATTGCTGATGGGTCATACCAAACAACAATGCGGCTAACGTCTGCTGGATCAAAGCCATTTGCCTCTAGGTAAGGACGCAAGTAAACAACTGTTAGAGCATCTGCAATTAAAAGCATTAGCGGTTCGATGTGAGTCTTGTATAGGGTCTCATCAATCTGAACAGCGTTTGAGTACTTAACGTTGGCAAGACCTGTAATGACATCCTTAGGAATGTCGATACCCTGCATGATGCGCTCTAGAACTCGGTCTGAACGCTGGGCTAGTGCAGGGTCAAAGGAACGCTCGAACTTAAACTGCTTAATCTTGTCGCCAAGTTCGGCTGGGCCTCTGATGATAAGTGGAACAACCGCGGAAGCGGAGTCCTCGTCCTTGATAGGAGTAGTCATCGCGTCCATTAACTGCTCTTCGAAATCATCCTGCTGTTCTTCGGCAAGGATTGCTGGATCTAGATCAGCATCGTCTGCGTATGGGTAATCAGCAGGAGCGTTAGCGGAAACGCTGAGGCCATCTGGCAAGTAAAGAGCACCAGCGTTTAGGCGAGAGCGTGCGGTTGCGCGGAAGGTACGGTTAAGAAGAAGTAGTTCAGAGCAAAGGTCCAGTAGACCGCGTAGTGATGAGTCCGCTTCGTCTGAGTAGCGTGGGTGTGAACGCCAGATGCGTCCTACGAATGCGTGGTTGGAAAGTTTTAGCGCGCTCTTGTTTGTTGAGCCGCCCATTCCGTTATTAAGACCTTGTTCGCGGCGACCGATAACGTTGTAGCCACCCTTAGGGTCTGCCAAGATTTCGTCAACAGACTTAACATCCCATGATTCTGGAATGCCGTGACCTGTGCGCTCTGGCATCTGTACTAAGTAGCATTCGCCAGCAACGGAAAGGTTAAGAGCAGCATCGCGCAGAAGTCCAGCCTGGCCACCATAAGCGGAGTCAAGGCGTGAAAGTGCGCGCTCTGCAGCAGCAGCAAGACGATCGTCAATGCCATTAGCGTTGCGAACATTAACAGGAGTTTCTGCAGGATTTTCTACAGCAGCGGCGTAGATACGAATTCGTGAGACAACGGAAGCAACAAGATTAAATGCGTATTTAACTTCGCCGATAGCGTCGTAGTATTCCCAAGCCTCTGCTTGCCAAGAAGATGAGTTAGCAGAGCGACGTGCGCGAAACTGTTCTGATTCTCCCTTGTCGCCAACACGAACTTGCTGAGCAGCAGCGGTCAGTGGACGAATGGTTGTGTAAGGGGCGGCTTGCGCTTGAGTTGTTCCAAGGAAAGCAGATGGTCGAGGAACTGCAGGAGTCGAGCCTGACTCATCGTTGTTGCGGCTAAATACGGCCACTATTACTCCTTGTCACTGATGTTGCGGAACATGAATGGGTTAATCCCTGTCTTCATATGCGGTCAACAAACCCGCGATTGCTGACAGCGCAAATGCAACTGCCAAAAAGCGAGCGGTATCTGCATTAATTGTATACCAAGTTATGAATGTTAATCCGACCCAAATGCTCATGCACCACTCACAAGTGAATAGATATCCGATCTTTGATTCGTTAGGTGGGAACTTTGCCCAGATGCGATCGCGTGCGGCGTTAAGGATGTGATCCGTAGTTAGCAAACGAGTTGCGCGGTAAGTTGCTAGTGCAAAAATGACGAAATCAATCGCTGTCATGTGTTATCCCCTACTTGATTGTGAGATGGTTCCAACTGGAGACCAATTTTTTAGACGTGAGCCACATCCGCAGCCTTTGTCTTTCTTTACAGCAATAATCTTGCCACTAACAGTGGTGAAACGTGTGATGCCGCTGCTGTCGGTGAGTTTCTCGGTGAAGTTTTCTTTGAAAAACAGGACTGGACCAGTGCTGGAGTCAACTGCAACGTAGAGCACGTCTGAGGAAGCAATGACCCTGGCTACAGCAACATACTTAGAACCAGCGATACCATGCTCCTGTGTGGGGTTAATGCTGTTGATATCCATAGAGCCTGCTGTTGAGTTGGGGGTAATCACAACATTGACTGGAAAACTGTCAAAAGTTCTGATCGGAATGGTCATTAAAATACTTCCTTGTCTAATGCAACGTACTCGAAGTCGGTCCAACCTAAGCAACGTTCTGCTAGTGGTAAAGGTATAATAACAGGCTCTTGAACGCTAGAAATGCTTAAAAGATGGACAATTTTGTCATCTGGAGCGGAACTTTGGACAAAATGTGCCATTCTGTACCGTTTTTTGCGGTGTAAACGGGTAGTTTCAAAGCAAAGTACCTTTGGTGGCGTGTCTTTTGTGGTTAAAGCGTGGTAAAGACGGGACTTTGGGTTGGAAATTCGGTTGGGATTAGACCAAACTACGCAGGAAAGTTCATAATTTGGGGGAATTTCAGACATTTTCTAGTCCTTTGTTAACTCGGCGGAACATTGCACGGTCGGAAACCCCTGTAGCACGGGCAATATCGTGTACGGGGACGCCTTGAAGATAGAGATTTGTGGCTAATTCGGTTAATTTATTGTTAGAAGTGCGAAAAATAGAAGATGGCGGGGTGCGGGATCGGCACAGTTGGGCTAGGGGGGCTAGGGATTTTAGTTCCTCAGCGATGTGAGCGGGGAC